GCTGGTCAATCTTGAAGGTGACTGCGGTTCCTGCGGTTCCTGCACCTGCCCAAGAAGTAACTCCCGTGCCCGCTGCAATAACTACGGTACCCGCACCGTCTCTAATAATGTCGATTCTGTCGCCGACCAAGATTAGGTCTGGGATAGTTACGGTGCAAGTCGCGGTAGCTAGCGAATAGATTAGGTCGTTTTCGTCTGCAGCCGTCGCAGTGTAAGCAGTCGTAGTTCCCGCTAGGGTCCTAACCGTAGTAGTAATGTACTCGGCCGCTACGTTGCCGAAGCCTGGAGCTGCGGTGCCGTTAGATACGAAAGCCTGTCCTGCAGTGCCACCAGAAATTGTAAGCTGCCTAGCGTTAATCTGAGTCTGCAGGTTAGCAGTGCCTCCGCTTAGGTAGCCAAGCTCTGTACCCGTTACAGAGCCGATAGTAGTAGCTGCAGGCAGAATAGCCGTACCGCCAACTCCTAGGGTGCCAGTGACGGTCCCAGCAGCGATAGTGGCAGTGCCTGTAATGTTCGGGCTAGCTAGTACTGCAGAACCTACGGCGGCTAGGTTTACGTTTAGTGTGACGTCCCCAGAAGTTCCCCCGCCTGTCAACGCCGTGCCTGCAGTAACCGCAGAAATGTCTCCTGGGTTAGAGACTGGGAGCCAAGCGCTACCTGAGTAGTACTCTAGGGTGTTCGTGTCCGCTAAGTAGGACACCATACCTTCGGCTACTGCAGTGCCTAGAGCGGTCGTGCGAGCAGTCGAGTTAGCGTAAAGCTGTACGGTTTGGTTTTGAATATAGGTCTGGAAGTCGTCTGCCTCGACAACTTCGCCTATTTCCCATGATTTCCAGCCTGACATTTATTCTCCCTAAACCGCGGTAATGTTACCGATAATCCGATAGTCGTTAGTACCGACGCAGAGAATAGAAGCCGCGTCATATTGTGGAACAGTGTAAGCGGTACCCGCGGTGCCTGCTCCTGCGAAAGTTACGCCGCTGCCTGCAGCGATAGTTACGGTGCCTGCTCCGTCACGCAGTACGTCGATTCTCTGCCCTGCTACTAGAGCCGTTGCAGTGCCGATAGTTGTTAGCACGTTAGACGCAGAAGTAAACCTAATGGTATTGCCGTGGTCGCTTGCCTGATAGGTGTAGGAAGTCGCTGTAGAGCTCGTATAAGCGTTTACAACGTTAGCCGTATTGATTACGCCTGCAACGGTGCCAGTGACTAGAGAGCCTGGTAAAGAGCCGCCTAAGGAGTTAGCGCTTACCCAAGTGCTGCCGTTGTACATTTCTGTTACGTTGCTATCGGTGCGAAAGCTCGCCATACCTGCAACGGGTGTACCTATGCTTGCGGTCCTAGAAGCCGCTGAATTGAATACCATAATGGTTTGGTCCATTAGGTAGCCGTTTACGTCGGCTGCGGCAAGTACGTCTAGAGCGCTCCAGACTTTTCTTCCTAGTCCCATTTGTTACCTCAGAATCCCAATACGTTGCCTGCAGAAAGTCTACCAAAGATACCGTCTGAAAGCGTCCAGAAGCCCTTATCAACCGTTGCAAAGCCAATAGATACTACGTGAGCCGCGGGGCTTATGTCGTGGTCAATACGTATTACCTCTGCAATTTTGTTAATAGCAGGAGGAATTCCATTAGGCGTAAATTTTATTGTTACATAGTCTGAGATTTCTAGTCCCAGAATCTGATTCTGCTGCTCCGTCGTAAGCTCGTCTAGGACTATCTCTAGCGACTCGAAACGGTATTCGGGTTGCGAGTACTTAATAGCGTAGTAAGTAGATAGCTTAGATAGGTACGTAGCGTCTGCAGTTAGTAGGTCTGTCTGCGTTAGGTTTAGTACACCGTAGTCTGCGATAGAGCTTAGGTCCTGAGAAATAAAGGTACCTGCAAACTGCGAGCCCAAAACGATTTCGTTGTAGAGAAGCTCTGAGCCGTAGACGACCTGCAGGCCCTGATAAGGGATTCCTGTCCCGTCGTCGCTAAAGACTATGTCGCCACCTGCAGAGTTAGGCGAGCGGTCTGTAAAGACTACGTTACCTTCTGCCGAAATAAATAGGTTGCCTGGCTCAGACTTAGCGACCTGTCGCAAGTATTCAAGTACGTTACCGTCTTCAGGGAATACGTCCGCGCCTAGGTCCGTTAGGCCTATCTCGATATCTCTTGCCTCTGTCGGCCAGTCGACGTCTGGCAAGTTAAGAACTGCGTTAACGCGCTCTCCTGCCTTCTGAGCGGTCGCAGTACCTGCCGAGAGTGTTTGGGTGTTAAAGAGTGTAAACGCGTCTGAGCAAGCCGCAGAAGCCTCGCTGTAGCCGCCTGGGTCATACTGAAGGTTCCAGTCGTCGATAACACCTACGAAGACAAGTCTGCCACCTGAGCTAACACGGATTGCACGCTTAGGAATAATCTGCCCTGCATACGGGCTAAGCGGATATTCAGGGTCGAAGGTTCGGTCGTTGTTGTCTAGGACAATGTTGGCTAATCCTGGGTCGAACTCGTCTAGCTGGCGGTTCTTGCCTCGGCGTGTCGTAATGCCCTTAACCTTGTCGGTTACGTCATAGAAGATAGAGCCCGATAGCGGGTAGCTTGGGTCGTCTAGTCTTCCCTTAGTAGGGCTGTCGAGCGTAAGAAACGGTGCGTTAGTTCCGATTACATCGAAACCAATTTCGACTTTAGGTACTGGGATTGCCATTATGCATTACCACTTACTAGTACCTGTCCACCTGTCGTCACGTACTTAGTGACAATGTTACCAATTGTCTTGCCTACCATAGCTTGGCTCTGCGTTGTGTCGGTCTTCACGTTGATATTAATTGTCGTGCCTACTGCGTCGTTAGCACTTACACGTGTGCTTAGTTCGTTAAGCTGCTGAATCCAGTTGTCACGTTGCGCCCTAGCACTAGCCTCCTGCATAGCGTTTGAGCTAGAAGACTTAATGTAGGTGTTAGCTGCTTGGATTCTTGCCTGCACGTAAGCGAATGTTCCCGCTAGGTCCTCGACTGAATCGACAACTAGCCCGCTTACCTGCTTGATAGGAGCGAGCGAAGAGAAAAGCACGTCATTAGTAACGCTTGCCCCTGCAAGCCTAGAGCCTGAGCCTGGAGCAGTAAGAGCGGCCTGTACGTCTGTAGTGGCCTTAGTCTGTAGCCCCTTTAGCTTGTCTAGGAATTCCTTAATCGTGTTGCCTAGGCCCGCGAAAGCGCCGTCGAAAGCTTCTAGGTCCTCTAGGAATTTGTCCTTAATGTCCTTGATAGCTAGCTGAAAGTCTTCTGCTGCCTGTACAAGTGCGTCGGCTAGTCGTGCCTGCTCTGCTATTAAAGCGTCGTCTAGGTCCTTCTGTACCTGAATGTATAGGTCTTTAAGCTCTTGTGTAGCTAGGCCCTGCTCGTCGTATACCTTCTGAGCTAGGGCGTTCATGCCAGATTCTGAGACCTTCTCTAAGTCCTTGAATAGCTGGGCTAGTTCTGCCTGGGTCTCTGGGCTAGCTGCAAGAATCGCGCCTGCAAGTTCGTTACCCGTCTCTGCCCCAGTGTTAATGACTTCTTCAATGAAGGTCTGGGAGAATCCCTTAGACGCCAATAGGGAGGCGTTAGAGATTAGGTTGCGAGCGTTGCCTAGCTTCTTGCGTAGCTGCTCGATAATGTTATCGACGGAGCCGCCTGCTAGCTTCTCAGTCTCCTTAGTCGTTGTGACGGTGAGTGAAGAGCTAAGCTTCTTAATCTGCGTCTCTAGGCTTCGTGTCGTCTCTACGCTGAAGACTGCCTGAGTAGCGTTACGGAAAGCGTCGGTAAGCCTCGACATAGACTGTTTAATAATGTCACGCTGCGAAGCTGCTGCGTCCTTGCGTAGCTCTATCTCACGGTCTGCGTATTCCTTCTGCAGCTTGTAGCGTGTACGCTCGTAGTCTTCCTCGACTTTTAGTAGCGCCTTCTGAGCGTTCTTAATTACCTTTTGTACTGCTGCAAAGCGCTTCTGTCTTTCCTCGGCTGCAATTTGTGCCGCGGTCTTCTTGCCTGCTCCAGTACCGCCACCGCCGCCGCCGTCTCCGAGTCCTGTTCCGACCTGCATTTGGGCTTTTGCATACTCGCCACGCTTTACCCAAGAGTTCGCCCAAGCGCTATTAGATTTCTTTAGAGCTGCAGTTACGTCGTTAATGCCGTTCTTAGCGGCGTTCATTTCCTTTTGGAAGTCGATAGGGTCGCTAGTCAACCACTCGCCGAAGGTCTTAAAGTCTCCGTTGAACAGAGCCTCAAAAGCCACGCCTGCAGTTTGCAAGAAAGCAACGAAGCTAGCGAGAGTAGTAAGCGCAAAGTTAAGAGCGTCTGCCAACATGCCTACGGTGTCTGTCGTTGCCTCGACGTCTGAGCGCCCGTTATTAAGAGTGTCACCTAGTAGCTTGAAAGCGTCACGTACGCCCTGGAAAGATTGTCCTAGGGGGGTGCTAACGTCGGTAGCTTGCTTTAGTACGTCTGCTATTACTTCGATAACGTGTGAAAGGTTAGGACCGATTTCCTCGGCTATGTCCGTAAGGATAGGTGCGACGTCTTCAACTAGCACTGTAGCTAGTGTGTCGAAAGCAGGCATTAGGCCTTGGCCTGCAGTCTCTAGGACGTTGTCGAAAGCTATCTTTATCTTGTCGGTTCCCTTAGCGGTTGCTTCTGCAGTCCCGCCGACCTGAGATTCGATTGCGCTAAGAATTAGGTTCTGAGCGTCTAGGACTTTATTGCTCTCTACGAGCGTCCTAATCTTTGCCTTCTCTTGGTCCGTAAAGGTAACGCCCGCACGGCCTAGAGCAGTAATTCCCTTAATAGGGTCCTGTAGCGCCTTGCCTAGCTGAATAGCGTTAGTCTCTGCACTTCCGAAGCCCGCAGCGGCTAGGTCTAGAGCAGCCTTAGTAGCACGGTCAAAGCTACCGCCCGCGTCGTCTGCGGTCTGAGCTAGGTTCTTAAAGGTAAGGAGCTTGGCCTGAGTAGCCTTAATTACTTCTGCGTCTACTGCGGTTGTAAGTTCATTGGCCTCGGCAAACTTAATTAGTCGGCTAGTGACTGCGTCGGTCTGAGTACCGAAGAGCCCCATAGATTGGTTGACCTGAGCTAGTCGGTTATTAGCCTGTTCTACACCTTCTGCTGCCTTGATTGCACTGCTTGCAAATTTGGCAGTGATTGCCCCTGCTACACCTACACCGACGGCGATACCGCCCGCTACCTTGCTTAGGTCCTTGCCGATTGCCGCAAACTGCTTCTGAGCGTCCTTGATTCCCTTATTATCAAAGATTGATTTGATTATGACATTTAGCGACATTTAGAATCCCTTACTTGCTCGTATAGCCCATTTATCAATAACGTACTGGACGTCCTTAGAAAGCTTGGGGAGGCTCTTTTCTACAGACTTCCACGCCATACGAGACGGCCTTGCACCTAGTTTACCGTTTAGGTTACGGATAAAGGCTTCTCCACCTCTACGCGTAGCCCGCCTTCTAAACTCTAGAGATTGCGAGCCGTCGGCGTAGGTGCGTCTAATAGGTCTTGAATACCCAGAACTTCTATAGCCCTTACCAACTGAGCGTCCACTGCGTCCCGCATAATCTGCTATCGAAGTAGCGGCAGAATTAACGCGGATTCCTAGCAGGGTTGAAGTAAGAGACTTGCCGCCTGCCTGAGTACGGAAACGAATAGTCGTAGACTTAGCGCCTCCAGACTTGGCCCCCTTAGACACCTGGCCCCACTGTAGACGGGCTCCTGGCTTAGCTAGGCCAGATAGTGGCGGGTCGTTAGGGATAGCGTCTCTAATCGCCTTCTGCGGCGCTCTACCTATGTACTTAACCTCGCGCATAAACTGCGTGCGTAGAGAAGGCTCTATCGCCTTTAGCTTTTTCTGCAGTGCCCTTATGTCTTGCGCTGCGTACGGTTGGCCCGTAGCAGTCGTGAGCAAGAATTTAAGCATTAAGCACCTCTAGTACATTCTACCTAACAGAAAACCGCCCCCGAAGGGACGGTCTCTGTATTATCTCTGGTTCTTCCAGATTAGGTATCGCGCCATAGTGAACCTCATACGTTCCGACTCGGCGAGTAGGAGGCTCGGTGCTATACCCGTTTCGCAGGCTAGAGCGGCTATTTCCCAGTGTTGGGAGCTATCGCCTAGCCCTTGGATTTTGGGACTTCAACCGTAGAAATGTTCTCTACTGTCTCGGTCCACTCGTCAAACGAAAGCTCTGTCTGCTTGGTTCTCTTTGCCCAACTGTACGCAAGGAAAAGAAGGTGAGAAACCCTAAGGTCTCTCGCTGCGTTTGAGATTGAGATATCGAACTTATCTTCGAACTTCACAATTTCGGGAGCGCTGCAGTTTGCCTCTACGGTAGAACCGTTGGCGAATGTAACTTCCAGATTGATTTTCATTTCCGACCCTTTTTAATTAGTGTTACGCGGTTGCTCTGGTAACTGCCCCAGTGATTGGGAAAGTTAGGTTCTGTACTGCCAAGTCGCCAACGGCTCCAGAAACTGGGGTTACGTTGTTAACTAGAGCGGTAAAGGTGTAGCTTGGGTTTGAAGCGCCTACTGCAGTTCCGTTAGGTAGAACTACGAAGGTTGCAGCGGTGTTTAGAAGGCCCCAAAGGGTCTCGTCAATAGCAGCAGCGGCGAAGTCGTTATGAAGAGAAACTGTTACACTTCCCTGCTTGATTCCGCCCTGGACTGTACGCCAGCCCTGGCTCCCGAAGGACGTTGTATCGATTTCGTCCGAGCTCACAGAAACCTCAATCTGGTTTACGTTGCTCGAAAAGTCGGTGCCGTTAATACGGACGACCGCGTTAGTTAGTACTAGCTTTGCCAATTTTTTCTCCTTAGTTAGCTTGCAAGCACGCGGACTTGGAATTCCGCGCCTAGATAAGTTGTGTCGTTGACAAGCACTGGGCCGTAACTAGACAACTCAGAAAGCACGCAGTCAAAGGCCTTTCCCGCGAGCATTCTATCTGATTCTACCGCAAGCAAGACGCTCGAAGCGCCTGTACTAGAGCAGTAAGAATCTAGAGTTCTTTGAGCAGTTCTCTCGTCGGCACGGCCTACGAGCACCTGTACTACAAAGTTATATTCGGCCATACCGTTACGCATGTCCAAGTGGTAAGTAGCGCGGTCAAACTGCACTATTGCAATAGGAGGATTTGGGTTATCTGGGATAAAGTCAGAAGTGCGAAGCCCTGGGATTGTACCTAGGTTCGTAGCGATACCCTGGCGTAGCTCTGCGATACTCGCCATTAGCCAAGCCTAATCTTTCTTAGTGACTCGATTAGTTGGCGTACGTCTGGGTCCAACTGAGAGCCGACACGCATAGAGCCTAGCTCGCCAGAGATAATGCCTAGCGGTGAGTCAAGACGCTTAAAGATTCTTGAAGCCTGAATGACGCAAGCCTGAGTAACCTGAATAGGGACTGAGCTCCAACCCCATACGCCAGTAACCTTAATGGTTGCCTCGCCGTTAAGCGTTAGGTAGGTGTAGTCGCCGATAGCCCGAATGTTTGTGTAAGGTTGTGGGACTCCGTCTACAATTCCGTTTAGTGGCTCTAGCTGATAGTCGCTAACTGCCCAAGTCGTGTCGTATACCTGCTCGTCGTCTGACATAGTCTGTAGAGACGATAGAGAAACTAGGTCGTCAATAGTGACGTTTAGTGAGTCGTCTGGAGCGTAGTAACGAACTGCAGTTCCCGCGTTATAGAAGTTGCGGTTTGTGTACTGGTCGATAGCTCGGCTTGCAGATTCGATAGCCATTTCTAGCAAAGAATCGTCTAGGTTATCCGTCACCCTTAGCGCGGCTTTCACCTGAGCTAAAGTGCTATATCCGTTAGTAATGGCCATGTCTATATTCTACCCTTGCAGTCTTCGCTTTATTTCAGTGCTGCTTATACCGTCGGTGTAGGGAATGTAGAGCAGCATTATTCCGTTATCGTCTAGCCAGTCCTGGGTAAAGCCCATTTGCTTATAGTAGTCTTTGCGGGCCCAGTCTGAGCCTATTGCTATAACGTCTGGCTGTACCTCTAGAATAGCCTGTTTACTGTCTGCCCCGCCTACGTTAGGTACAACCCTATCTACCCATACACAAGCCTCTAGGACCGCCTTGCGGTCTTCGTAGGATATAACTGGGGCCTTACCTTTATAGCCGTATATAAACTCGTCTGTATTTAGCGATACGGTCACACTTCCAAATTCAGCGCACTGCTTTAGGAATTGCACGTGGCCTCTATGGAATAGGTCGAATGTGCCTCCTGTATAAACCCTTAGTCCCACCTGTTTTCCCTTCTTATCTGCAAGCTCCACCCGTGGTCCGTAAAGTCCTGCTGCTCCTTCTTGCGATTGAATAGAGCGGCATTACGAATAAAGGTGTAGTCGTTGCGTTCGGTATTACCGTCGTATTTAGAAGCACTGTTAACGTGGTGAACCTTAGCGGGAATGTGTCGCTTAGGTAGGCCTAGATTATCTACCCTACGCTCGTAGTCGTTGTCGCAAAAGTAAAGCGGGTAGAAGCTTGCGTCGAATAGCCCCACCTTATCGACTATCTCTTCGCCTAGCACGAAAGCGCTCCAAACGGGAAAGCAGTCCGTAAAGGTTAGTGCGTCGGGCTTAGCCTGCTCGTCGATTACCTGTAGAGCTCCTGGCTCGAATTGGCAGTCGTCGTTTACAAGAAGCCACCTAGAAGCGTAGGGCGTAGCCTTTATTACTAAGTTCCAAGCGTCCTGCAATCCAAGCCCATAGGGAACCTCTATATGCCAGAGCCTTTCTACTAGCTCTGGCTTTACTGGCTTCCAAGTCTGTTTCCCTGAGTTGTTAATAATGACTAGGTCTTTTACGGGATAGTCAATAGAAGCAAGTAACCGCTCTGCTAAGTCAAAGCGACTTAATGTAGGGAAGCCCAGAACCTCAATCAAAGATTAGCCTTTAGGAAAGGTACCCACTTATCTAGCCAAACCTTCTCGGCGTCGAACTGCTTAGCAAAGTCGCGGCTTACTTCTGAGTGTGAGCCTTCTGCTTGCGTCGTGTCGTAGGCGTCGCATAGCGCTTGGTAGATACCCGCGATACTAGGAATCTTAAACCAAGCTACCTGGGCTTCGTCCCAGAATAGTTGGCCCTGAATTAGGAATCCGTCTTCTGCGACTAGGTCCTTAGGTGCGCTCCAGTTAGTAGAGATAACGCGAGTACCGCAAGCCTGAGCCTCCATAATCGGTAGCTCAAAGCCTCCGCCGTAAGACACCTGTAGTACAACGTCTGCAGCAGTGTAAACCGCAGCTAGGTCCTCACGCTCGAAGCCGAAGCGGTAATCGATAGGGTTAGGGAATAGCACGGCGTCCATAGGCAGTCCGCACGCAGCAGCTAGGCGCGGTAGGTGAAAGCCTCCGAAGATACCCGTAGGCTCCGTGTGAATGTATATGTAAGCGTTTGGGTTCTTCTTGCGGAACATAGCGAAGCCGTAGAGCAGCTCGGCGAAAGCCTTGCGGTGAATTGACTTATTAGCTTTGTTTGCACTGTTAACTACTACTAAGAAATCGTCGTCTTTTAGGTTAAAGAATCTGCGAGTCTTCTGCCCTGCTAGTAGCTCCGTTGGCTTGAATACGTGCGTGTCAATAGCGTGCGGGATATACGTAGACTCGATACCTACTTCTGCCATTTGCTCTACTCCGAAAGGAGCCATGGCAATAGGCATAACGTTATCTTTCTCTAGCCAGTTCTTAACCGCTGGAGGAATAGAGACGTGGTCTAGCGGTACCCAAGAAGCAATCTTTGGCATTTGCGCGAAAGCAGGATTAGTAAGAATCCATACGTCGGCCAAAGTGATTAGAAGGTTTGTCTTGTCTGGGTGCTTGCCTCCGTGGTGCTCCCAAGCAATAGGCGTAGAGTCGTTTGAGTAAAGGTCCATACCGCGGGCGTACTCGTACACCTTGCCGTAAGGGGTGTCTACGTAGCCGTTGACTCCCTCGCGCCCGTAGTTAGTCACGGTAGCTACGTCGATACCGTGTCGCTTCATACGGCTTACAACTTCGTAAGACTGCTGGCCGTAGCCCGTCGGTTGCGATATCCCGTTCGAGTACCACGTTACTACGCCGTCGATTTTCTCTGTCTTTTTAGGGTTGCCCATTTCTTACCTCTTTCTACCTTCAAGATAACAGAAAACCCCTACCGTTTCCAGTAGGGGCTCTCCGTTGTTATCTAATACTAGGCAGTTGCGCCCTGGTAGTACTTGATAGCGGAAGTGTCCATTAGGTCACCGTCAACGCGTAGGGTGAAGCGGTAGTTAACTACACCTAGGTTGAACTGGTAATCTGCAGACTGAGCGACCTGGAGGCCACCTGCAACGCGGACGCGGTAGCTCGCCCAGTCGCCTGCAAGAATTGACTTAGCGGAAGTTCCGTTAGCCATGTGTGGGTTCTCTACTAGTGGACGACCTAGAAGAGTGTCTGGGGTACCGAGAGCCAATGAAGGCTGGAATAGGTACTGGCCAGTGGTGTCCTTTAGCTTACGGATAGCGCCAATAGTGGTTCCGTTCGCCATGAAAGCGAAGTTAGCCGAAGCGCGTACTGCTGGGTCGAGCGAGTAGAAAAGGTCGATAATGTTATCGCCAGTTGGAAGACCGCCTGCAGCAGTTCCAGTAACAGCCGAAGACGCAGCGTTAACTACACCGTTTGGCTTGCTTGAACCGTTGTCAGTGGTTAGCGCGGCGTTAACTGCGTAACCGATTGAGTTTCCACCCGCACGGGCTAGCTCGTCCTCTAGTGAAACGCCAGTGTCGCTTAGAAGCTCCTCGGCCACTGGGACCAAGAATGAGTACTTGTAAGCGCCTAGGGTTACGCTGGAGAAGGTAGGGTCAGAAGCGGCAATAGTGCCACCTGCTGCTACCAACGAAGCAGAACTGTAAGCGGTGAGCGACGGGAATACAATGTCGTTTCCAGCGTCGGTGTTTAGCACGTTGCTAACACGGAGCATAGGACCGACCTCGCGAGCCTTCTGCCATACCTGGCCGAAGAAGTCGGTAGGTACTAGGTTAGAAGAAGGGGTTAGGGTGCGGAACTCATGTGAGCGTACCTCGCCGCGAGCAATCGCGCGTAGTACGTCTGAGTCCGACTTAGGGGAAGCGACCTCAAAGCCACGGGTTGCTTCGGCGGCCTTTGCCTCGCGCTCCTCTAGCTTGCGGACGTTTTCAATAGCTGCGGCACGCTCGTCTAGCTCTGCGTTGATACGGTCAAACTGAACCTGCTCTTCAGCAGATAGCTCTCTCTTCTCTTCTGCAGCGCGGTCTAGAAGAGTCTTTGCGGACTCCCAAGCACGGGCGCGAGCCTCAGTCTGAGCTTTAATAAACTGCTCGGACATTTTGTCTCCTTATGATTAGTGATTAGTGAATTCAGCCGCGCTTACGCAGTCTGGGCGTAGGTGCTTACACTCGTACGTATTTCTAGTCTATACCACTAGGTAAAGGAAAACCCCGCTAGCAGAAAGGGGAAGAACTAGCGGGGCGAAACCCTAAGCTTGGCTGCGGACTGGGTCAGCGAGTCTCTGCAGGCTTGGTTATACGGGTTTCCTTTTCAGCGGCTGGAGCACTAGCCGCAGTCTGTGGGTTATCAAGGGCTACAATGGCCTCGGCCCACTGGTCTGCCAAGTCTGCAATAGGGCCAGATACTGGCTCTCCTGCAATCTTAAGAATTACGTCTTTAATGTCTGCTTTGGTTGCCATGTTTAAATCCTCTTTAGTAGTAGGTCTAGTTGCTTCTGCTTGATTGTTAGAAGGCTTGGCTCTGAAGTGCTTTCCTCTGTCTGCTCCGCAGCGCGTGGAGCAAGCTCCTCGACAACGGACTTCATTAGGTTAGCCTGCTCTTCGGTTAGGTCTGAGCCTTCTTCGATACGTAGCATTACGTCGGCCAGTGCGTCGGCGTCAACCTGAGCACGCTGGGCCACCTTGTCTAGTCCTCGTACGCTTGCCTCGGTTGCCTGGTAAGCAGGGAAGGCTACTATCGATACTTCGAATAGGCGTACAGACTTAAGGGTACGCATGTCACCTTCTGAGTTCCAAGCGTCCTTAATTACGTTGAAGCCGAAAGACATAGAAGACAAGTCGCCGCGCTTAAGTAGCTCGGCCATGTCCCGTCCGTCGGTTGTGTTTGGTAGGTCAGCTTCAACACGTAGGCCTACAGAGTCTTCGTATAGGCGTAGGGTCTTAGAGCGTGAGCTAGCTAGGACTCGTCCCGTGTCGTGGTTTACAAGAAGCTTTACGTCGTTGCGAGACTTTAGCGAGCGGCCAAAAGCGCCTGGCTCGATAACCTCGTAAAAGCCGCCTAGGTTCTCTGAGCGAGAATTGAACTTAGCAGCGTACCCATAGAAGGTCATGCCGTTTTCAGATTCTCTAACTTCAAAGCCTGCTTCGAAGTCGCGGGTTTCTCTCTGAGTCATTTTCCTTTGTCTTTCCTCTTCTGCCTCTAGTCTAGCTACTACACCTTCGGCGTAGGCCTTAGCTCTCTCAGCGCCGCGCCTATTCGCTGGAGCGCCCCAGAGCAACATAGCCACAACACCCGCAGAAGGATAATTAGGGTCATTAGGGTTAGCAGCAGGAGCGTCAAGGTCGCCCAAGTGACGAGCAATCCAAGGCCCAATAAGACGCCACTTACGTTCGCTAACTTCTCCGTTAGCCATAGCACGGGCGTCCTCGATTGTTTGTGATACAAGACCGTCACCGCCTTTCCCCTCTTCGTAATACTCTAGCCCTCTACGGGCTGCTGCACGCATGTAAGCGGGGGGTGTTAGGTCTACTGCCCTAGTCTCTTCTTCTGGCGTTTCAGGTACCTCAGAAGGCGCGATAGCGGTAATTCCTAGTTCGCGATAAGCGGCTCTAATGTCTTCGTTGTCGTCAACTGCAACCATAACGTTATAGGTCTCTAGAAGTCTTACGGCCTCTGCACGTTTAAAGGCAGTCGAGTCGGTGTCTGCGTCTGGCTTCATAATGAGTACGTCGTAATCTACGTCGAGCTGCTCTAGCTCTGCCTCAGTTGCCGCACGGTCTTCTTCGAGCCTTGCAGTGATAATGAAAATAGTTGTGTCGTCGAAGCTGTCTAGGTACTCGTAAACGGCTTCGTTTCTTTCACCGTCAAAAGTTACTAGCGTTCCGTCGATATCTGCTATCACGGCTGGAGGACCGCTCTCTAGTCTTAGCTCTCCCATGTATTCCGACCCTTCATTCTGAGCAATAGCTAAAGCTTGGTCTATTGCTCCCTGTTTCGTAGCGTGGCAACCCATTACCTCGCCGTCCTCTTTTACAGTTGCCCAACCTGAGCAACCGTTAGCTTTGTCTGAAATGTAGTAAGGCACTACTGCACTATCCTTAGCCAAGAAACGGTATGCCCGTTCTCGGTGCTAATCATGTACATTTGTTCACCCGCTGGAAGGTCGAAGTCGATAGTGGTTAGCTTGTCAACTGGTAGCCCGTTAGCGGTTGTGATAGTAGGGCCGCCTACGAATAGGGTCTTAGTAGAGTCGTTGTTTCTAATCTTGATTTTGCACGGTCCCGCTGCAATACCGTCAATAGCTACGGCAGTGGTTCCCACTGATTGAGTGCCAGAAGTAATCATTATTACGCCTCCGTGTTATATACCGCTGTAGGGTCTTCAGGGTCAATCTGAGCCACACCCTGTAGCTGTACGCTTGGTACGCCAGTGTGGGTCATAGGAGGCAGTCCTAGGGAGGCTAGGACCGAAGCAGGCTCAAAGCCAACGGTTATCAAGCGCTGGGCCATAAGTACTTTTTTATCGGTAGCTGTTAGGTCCGCTGCGTCAATGTTCACGTTAGCTAGTGGTACACGTAGCACGTCGCCGCCGTCAATCTTTGAAAGGCCTTCAGATTGCCTTACGTCGTTAATGGTTAGCCAACCGCCCTGAATAGCGGTAGAAGCTGCGGTAGCGCGTGAGTTAATGTCACCGCGTAGAAGCGCCGACATGTTGAATTCTACGAAAGCACCTAGGCCGTTAGGGTAAACCTGTAGCAGGGTCGATAGTGCGTTCTCGATTAGGGCTGCATAAGGACGCAAAGTGTCTGTAACGAATTCGATTTGCGTTTGCTCAATGCTGGAATAGGTGTTAGTGCCTGGAAGGTTTAGCTTGTGGCTAGGTATCGACCAGATACGGCAGATATCCTCGACGAACATTCTGCGAGCGTCTAGCGCCTGTGAGCGCTCTGGGTCTACGCCGATATCGTCAATCTGAGCGCCTGAGTGTAGGACCAGAGTCTTAGAAGAGCGTCTCCAACCGCCGTGCCTATTGTCTACGCTGTCTGCCATTTGTTTAGCCTGCTCTGGGGTAAGAGCAGTCGGAACAGTGATAGCAAAGTTTCCAGTGGCACCTTGTCCAAAGAAGCGCTGGGCGTAGGACTCTAGTGCAACACCTAGGCCAATGTTCTCCTTTAGTACGGAGATACGGCTTACGCCTCGTACGTGGCCTGGTTGAATCAAGCTCTCGACAATGTGTAGCATTTCGTCTTGGCCAAAAGTCTCGCCAGTCTTTGAGTAGGTAAAGACAATGCGGCCCTGGGCGTTACGCTTTACGTCAATGTCTAGCGGGTTCATAACCATTAGGTTGATTGGTAGGCCTTCTTCGTCACGGAAGATACGAATAAAGGCGTTACCGTCAAACATAAGGCTAGTAATAATTTGAGAGATAAACGGCGTGCGGTCGACGAAGCTAGTATCTGGTCTGTTTACCCAGTCTGGCTTTGGACGCATTAGAAGTTTTTGGCCGTCACGTCGTACCCAAGCTTCCATAGGAAGGGTCGAGATAGAAGACGCAACTAGGTTTACGGCACCTGTAATAGCGGCTAGTCGCCATACGTTGTCCTGCGTAATGTAAGTGCCAGAGTTTGTCTGTAGCTCTATGTCTCCGCCTGAGCCCCAGATAGTTTGAAAGCTAACCGCTCTCGACTCGAAAAGGTTACTTAGCATTTGGCTTCTGCCTCTCTAGCGCGAGCCCAAACATAAGGGCAAAGATACCGCCAGTGACGACACCGAGCGGGGGCCAGACTAAGCCAAGCCCAAAAGTAATAGCCGCTGCTCCTGCGACCTGTAAAGCTGTTGCCATGTCCACCCTTAAAATACGTATACGCCTGGCTGTAAGGCTTCGGGTTCTATTCTACTTGCTAAAGCGCGGTCTACTGCTATAACCGCTGCTACTGCTGCATCTATTCGCCTCTGCGAAGCTCTGTTCTCTTTAACGATTCTAGGCCCTAGGTTGTCTACCTTTACTACTGCGTTAGATAGGTGCCTAGTTAGCAGGGGGTTTCCGTCGTGCTTTAATCTTTTGTCTACCACTGCATCAAAGAACTTAGAGCAGGCTGGGACCATACGGCGGGCGTTAGTAGACGGATACTCGACAATCGGATAGCCCTCCTGAGCCAGAATCTCCATGGACCTTTGCCAACGGTAGGGGTCGCACGCAATCTCTTTAACCCTAGGGTTATCTCGAACAAACGTTCGAATAGTGTTCTCTACCTCTTGGATATCTACGCGCCACGTGTCGTCGTGAATGTTTGGGTCTTTCTCCCAAGCCTTAATCATGAATACTTGTGGCTCGTCTTCTAGGGTCGCGCCGATTAATACCGTCGAGTCGCCAGAAAATGAGCCGTCAAAGCCTATTACGTAGTCCATGTCCTTTACGTCTAGCTCTGCCTCGCAAGCCTCCCAAGAACCATTAGGCAGCCAACCGATAGCGCTTGATACGAAGTTATTTAGTCGCTTTGTACGGAACTCAGGTTCTGGCGTGCGTCTTACCGCGGACTCGAAGTCTGCAGCGTCGCATATGTCGCCGTAGCCTGGGTTAGCTAACCGCCAAGTTTCAGGGTCTCTATGGTCTGCGTCCAGTGGGGCCTCCCACCACGACATAAAGAAGCTAGGGTCCTCGAAGCCTTCTTCGCCTCTAGCGACTCGCTGGCCGTACTGGTAAAGCGTGTAGGCGATTGAGTCCTGGCCTGTCTGGTCTGTCTTTACCCCTGCAGTCGTAATAGCTGTCATGCGGGCTTTGTTTCCACGTGCACCCATAGCTAGAGACATTACGTCAAAGAGCTCACGATTAGGCATAGCGTGTAGCTCGTCTGCCCAGACTGCCGTCGGCGATAGGCCTTCTTTTGAGTAAGCCTCTGCCGAGAGCACGCGGTAAATACTTCCTGAGCCTGTTACTTCGATTGTGTCTCTGTAGATTTTGACAAGACTGCTTAGGTCTGGGCTAGCCTCAATCATTTTCTTAGCGTCCCCGAACACAATGCGGGCCTGCTCTTTTTCTGCAGCGATTGAGTACACCTCGCCACCGTTAGGGCCGAAGAATAGGTCGTAGACGGCGAGCGCCGAACTCACCGAGCTCTTTCCTGATTTACGCGGCATACCTACAAGACTTAAGCGGTTGCGATATCCGCCGTTACCGTCTGTCGCGTATAAGTGTCTTACTAGCTCCTGCTGCCATGGACGTAGCACTAGGGGCGAGCCCTGCGGTCCTGCTACAGAGTCCTTCGTAATGATTGCGAAAGCCTCTAGGAAGTCGATTACTAATTGACCTTCGCCCTGGTCTATTTGCTCTTTAGCTATCGGAGTTAACCACGCTGGGGGCCACGACACGGCTGCTCCTCTTCTGGTAGTACTCGGATATAACCTTCTCGCTTATCCTTCGGTTATTGTCTGGCCTCTGTTTCGCACGCTCTAGGCAGACTTGCTTCCCTGGGTCTAGCTCTAAAAACTTAGCGTTAAGGGCTCTGTACATTTGTCTATCTTGTGGGCTTGGGTCCGTGTGGATAATCCAAACCCCTAGGCGTCGCTCTCCTTGGCCTGCTAGCAGTGCTCCCTTTACGATTGCGGGTCTAGCTTGTCTGGCTATGTTTCTAATGGCGTCTGAGTACTTGTACTCTTCTGTACCTTCGACCGCGATAGCTAGAGCGATACGGTCCATGTCTACCACGATATCTTGGGCCGTTGCGTTGTCCCGTACATAGGTAGATTTACCACTGCACGGTGCTCCCATAACTACGGTGATAATTGCTTTCCCTTTCGCGCTAGTAGCTCCTCTAGCTTGCTCTGAGCTTTTACTTCTGCCAGTCCGAGTCTTGTACGGTCCGACGGTGTAAAGCCGAGTAGTCCTAGGTTACTACTAATCAATCGCTCTAGGTCGTTTAGTTGCTTGAATAAATGCCAGTCGTTGGTCTCGGCAATTAGGGCTTTAATCTGCTCCCTGCGGTCTAGCTGTTCGCAAGTCATTAGCAGTAGGTGAGTGTCCGTGCGTCTGGCTATCCAGAGCTCGCCTTGCTTAAAGACGCTGTCCCATAGCTGGAGGCCTGCGTATTCGAGCGGGCGAAACGGCGGCAAGTATCCACCTTCGATAACTGGGGCCGAAGAAATTACCCTGCGCTCTTCTGGTCGCAGTGTTCCCCTTTTGGCCTTTAGCTCTGCTGGCAATTTTGGATTAGGCATAGTCCGACTATAGCAACTGTAAGCGCTTACAGAAAACAACTGAACATACAAGAGCTGCGAGAAAGTGTGGGCGGGGTCTTGCGGCTATGTAGTGGTTAAAGAAAAGCCCCACCCCTACATATAG